CTGATATGAGAGACTTCTTGCGAGTAGCCGGAAAATCTCCTTCTGATGCTTCTAACATTAAACAATTAAAAGCTAGTGTAGGTAAGCTTATGGAAGATGACAGAGAAATTTTTGTTCAAATTTTAGATGATCCTCTTTACGATGACAAGCTGTTTATTGCAGACGGACGTAGAGCAGGTAATATAGATTTAAATAGAAATATTTACACACTTGATTCAGGCGTAGAGCTAGGTACATTATCTGATACTATTCACTGGTTTAACAAAGAAGAGAACCAAGAGACTAGACTTAGAGTACAAGCTATGATTGATCAACTTAGAGAAATAGAATAATGACGGCAAACGAAATGGCAGACAAACTTGAGTTCCTATTAGATAGGGCTAATGCATTTGGTTCCCCAGGGTACACAGATGTAGAGATTTCGTCTATCCTTTCGTCCGCTCAAATTCAGTATACTAAAAGGTTTTATAGCTTTAAAGGCAATGCTCACCAAACTGGATTTGAAGAAACTGAAGCAAGAGGTCAAGGACTCAGCGCCCTAATACAGGACTCTGGAGCCTTGACCATTTCTGCTGATCAGGTAGGAGTATTACCTAACGGAACATTCTTTGATTTACCAGAGGATTTTATGTTTACTATTTATGAGTTAGCTAACATAGATAGACCGGACTGTACTAAAGATACAGAAGCAGGAGTACGAGTAGTATCCCATGATGAATACGGCAAGTTAAAAAGTAATCCTTATAAAAGACCCGTTGCAGATAATTTAAGTGCATCAGTATTTAGAATGTACTTTAACGCAACTCAAGCTGCTAAACGACATGAAGTCTTAACAGACGGTACGTTTTCAGTAACCTCGTATAGAATGAGATATCTCAAAAATACGGTAGACATTGCAGTTAACAGAGCAACCCCTGGTGATCAGGTAAGCTGTGAGTTAGATGAGTTTACCCATGAAGTCATTGTTGACTTGGCGAGGGATTTAATGTTAGAGACTGTTAAAGAAAAGAAGCTGGATAACGAAATCGACATAGAAACTTTTGAATAATTTTTTTTTAACCATAAATAAATAAATAAGTACATCATGATGTATTCAAACAACAACAACAATAACTTTGCATTTATTGCAAAGGCTAGCGCAACAGACGTTGATGCTATTGACGCAGCTGGAAATCGACTAGCTGTTACGGATTTACTTGACGGAGACGTTGTAATCGTAGGCGCAGATAATCAAGTAAGAGATCATAATACGGCTCTTGCTGCAGGAAATACATTTAAGTTTGCCTCAAGAACTGCAGGAAGGCTTTATTACTCTCCTATATTTAATTTTTCTGATTGTACTATTACAGCAGGAAAAAATACAGCTGCAGCTCAACAAGTAACTACTATTGGTTCTAACGGAACTACTACAGTAGGTCTTGGAGACTTTGCTGTAGGTGGAGATGCTGCTGGATTAGCAGCTGTAGGAAATAGTTACTACGTTCTTCTTGAAAAGCAAGATAATGACGAAGCTAACCGTACAGGTTATGCCCCAGCTATTACTGCTCAAGTTAAGTTCAGTAATCCTGATGCTCATGCTGCCGCTGAATTTCTTCACATTCGTTTAGGAGAACAACTTCGTGAAGCTGTTCGAATAAATGATCAACTAGAAGTTGCTACTCCTACTACTAGAGGTCCTAAGTATGTACGTGCAGAAGTTATTATTAAAGACGACACTACTAAAGCTACAATGGGAAAAAACTGTGTGTGTGTCCATGGGTCAAAAACTATTAGCTCTCACGATGCCGGTAACTTTGCAGCTTTTGCTGCAGGTAGTTATGTTATCTTAGGAGAAGATGTTTATTTAACTACTTCAGGAGGAGGTGCTGCTACATTTACTATTGCACAACCATTTGCAGGAGCAAGTCAAACAGTTGATGCTGGAACAGATACTGCTACTGCTGGCTTTATTACTGCAGCAGAAGCTGGAGGTCTTGCTGGTGTAGGTCTTAGACTTACTGGTACTGCCCAACATTCATTTGATGTAGCTTCTGAGCGTATTCACTCTGAATCTAGATTTAATGTTCGTTTTGCAAAAAACGGAGAAAATGTAGGATCAGCTATTACTCGTGTTACAGCTGCTGATGAGGGGCTTGGAAATTATGAACAAGTTGCTATAGAAGAGTATCACTCATTTGGTTCTTTAGGACTTCGTTGGGTATCTGATATTCCAGGACAGGTTAGACCTGCAAATGCACTTGCTACTAAAAGCTATGGTTGTATTCAAGTAACACAATCAAAAGCAAAAAATAATACTCTTATAGGTCAGACTGTAGGTAAGATGCAGATGAATGTTTGGATTGAATTAGAAGCTAACGGTACAACTGAAGCTACTGCTAACTTAATTCAAGAGACTCTCCGTATACAGTTAGGTATAGGAAACGCTAACTTGATTGGAGCTTAATGTAAACTAAAGTCTTGAGGTAGAAATACCTTAAGCTCTAGCTCTTTTGTTTACTGGGGGAGGGGTCACTCCTCTCCCCCTTTTTTATTTTTTAAAACTAATATATAATGTCAAGAATTAGAGATTTTTTTCTAGGAGAGATTGCTAAGTCTCACGATGTAGCTGCAGCTAAAACCAATGAGTCTTTAGGACAAAGTGGTTCTATTATCATTGATGATACTGCAGAACATACAGGCCCTTTCATAGCTATTACCGTTATCGGTACAGCAGATGCTGTTATTGATACTTCAGAGTGTAA